TACATACTTCCTTGGATACCCAGTGGAGTTTGCACAGGTTCTTCCAAAGGATAGTGCTATCAACCAAGTTACAGCACTCCTCGGCGACCTCCGCATGGGTTCCATGCTTGGTGACCGACGTGATGTAACCCTTGCACTATCCGAACACGCCGCCTTCACGACGGACGAACTTACGCTCCGTGGAACACAGCGTTTCGATATCAACGTCCATGACGTTGGAAATGCTTCCGCTACAGCGGCAAACCGTACGCCGGGCCCAATCGTCGGACTTATCACTGCATCTTCGTAGTGATTTGACATAGTGGGGGGTGAGTAATCACCTCCCACTGGAGAACTTCAATGATTAGTACAACTGACCAGAGAATTGTTCGAATCCTTTCCCCTCAATCGGGAACGGCTTTGTCATCCTCTGAACTCGACACTGTCCAGAGCGGAATTAAGGCTGATTATGCCACCATCTACTACATCCTAGGTGCAGTCGGTGCTGGTGGAATCACCGCTGGAAACTTCAAACTCCAGCATTCTGACGTATCCGGTTCCGGGTTCGTAGACATTCCTGTTTCTGGTAATGGCACTGGTGGTACGTTTGGTGTTGTTACATCATCGACTGATGACAACAAGATTTACGCAATCAACGTAGATACTCGCAAGACACGACGTTACCTCCGTGTAACCTGTACTGCGGCCGCCGCTACACTTGCTTGTGGATTCGCCATCCTCGAGATGAAGGAAGCACCATTCACAGCGGTTACCCGTGGTGTAACTGGCGCAGAACTCCTCATCTAGTGCCTCATTGAATAGCCCTCTCCTAGTGAGGGGGCTATTCTGGTAACACCAATGATTAATTTCCTCGACCAGCGTATTGTTGGCATTACTCCACCTGCCGCAATCGTCAACAATGCTTCTTTCACAACGGCTGAAGTTGATTCGGTTCAAAATGGCATCAAGTATGACTGGGCATCCGTTTACGTGTATCTTGGTGCAACAGACGTAGCCATAACCTCATGTAAGATTCAGGAGTCAAATACATCTGGGTCTGGTTTTGTAGATGTAGTTGGAAAGCGGGGAGTTGCCTCTCTGTCTCCTACGGCTACTGATGACAATAGGTTCTTTGTCTTCCATATTGATATGCGACGCAGGCAACGCTACCTTGACCTAGTCCTAACTGTAGGTAATGGTGCTACTGGTGGATTTGTTACGGCATTTGCTATCTTGTCACGTTCTAAAGAAGTCCCGTCAACTGCTCTACTTCGTGGGGCAAATGGTGGGGAGATGTTGGTAACCTAATGAAAACTCGTGAGGAAGTCGCTCTTGAAGTCGCACGTATGTGTGCATCTGACAGACAACCACTATTGTCTACGGACGACATCCTTGCGGTTGTTGACGAATCTCAGCGGGGTGTACTTTGGGAAGCCAATACGGTTTACACCATTGGTGACTTAGTATTCCCCGCTACATTCAATGGTCGCCTCTATAAAGTGACCGTTGCTGGAACAACCAGCAGTACAGAACCAGACTGGAACACTTCTGGTAGAAACAGCCTCACCACTGACAACGGGGTTGAATTCCTCGATGTAGGCCCTACATACAAAGAACTGTATGACATCAAACGAGCCGCTTGGCGTGGTTGGTTGATGAAGGCTGAACGGTGTGTTGAACTCACGGATGCATCAGACGGTAGCGTGAATGTGCGTATGAGTCAGTTGTATGACCAGTGCATGAAAGCGGCAAGCCGATATAGACCGATGGAGATAGTCTGATGCCATGTACCCTGACGAAACCCTAGCCCCAATCCGTGCTGAGATGGCACGTCGAGCGTTACCGACGACCGCTGATATCCTCCGCAACTCACCTCTTTCTGATGGTGTAGGTGGAGTGTTGACCGAGTGGCGTATCTCATCCTATTGCAAGTGCCGCATCAACCAGTCCTCAGGCAACGAGTCTGTTCAAGGCGGTGTTATGCAAGCCCGTTCCAACTGGACAATCCGTGTCCCACTTGATACCGACGTACTTCCACGAGACAGAATCCGTGTGACGAGTGGCTCAATCGAGGGTCGTGTCTTTTCAGTCGAATCCGTTGACAATGGTCGTGATAATGCGTTGCTCCTGAGCCTGAGTTGCGACATCATGAGTGATGAGGACGGTGACTTATTATGAAAGACGTAGCATACGGAAGGCTGGTAATCATCGCTGTTGGTGCATTCATGGCTAGTGCCGCTCCAGAGTTTGATGCTTGTTGGAAAGCCCAACACATCCCTGACACTGCTACGTTTGGCTCAATAATGAAGGCGTTTACTCTGGCATCTATAGAGGGCATTCGTGCTGGTATTCCAGCGACAGTCACGGCTATGATTGCATTCTTCATGAGGCAAGATTCTGATACACCAGCGTTCTCAGTTGGCTCCATCAAGAAGAAGACTGAGAATGAGATTAATACCGCTCAGGTACAGAAGGACTCTGAGAGGTACGTGACAGTTAGTACAGCAACGAGGGACGTATGAAAATCGAAGAACTCGGAATCAACGTAGGGCAAGCGATTGCTGGGTTCGTTGGTTCTCTAATTATGGCGAGTAAGGACTCAAGTAAGAACCTTGGAGCGTCTTTTGGGTCTGTGATGGCTGGTACTGCATCGGCTACATACCTGACCCCTATCGTTGCCGATATGCTTCACGTCAAAGACGCAAAGTATATGCTTGGATTCGCATTCCTGTTGGGGGTGCTTGGACTAAAGGGTGTTGAACTCATTCTTGAGAAAACGGGCATCGCCAAACTCAACAGTAAGTCTGAGTCGAAAAAGGAATCGTCATGAGTATCTGGACATACGCTAATTTAGTGTCTTCAACTATGATTGCCATCTCGGTCACTGGATTCATGTTCTTGGTTCAGCATGAAGAGTCTCCTGTGCAAAAGATGAGTTTCTTTATGCGGTCATGGATTCGGTTGAGCCTGATAGCGGTAGCGGCAGGTGGGTTGTTCAATGTCATTAGTCTGTCAACTCCGCACTGGTCTGAGATACTACTCAACTTTGGGATTGGGCTCCTCTTCTCATGGGCGTTTTACTGGCACAGGCTCAAGTGGGTTGATAATGGGACAGTCAAGTCGTAATGCAACAGATTCAGATTCTGTCTATGTGGGTTGATGGTCTGAACTGGGTGGTTGAAACTGAACCCGGGTCTTACTTGTATATTCAACGTAGTGACTTACAACCCAATCAACCCAACCAACAGAATCCGATTACTGAAAATGGACTATGTGAAGACGGGTTGATGTACTTCCTAGCGTCTTATCTTGACCGTATGCAAAGCAATGCAATAGGGAACACCATTGTCATCGACCCATCAACTGACGTGATGGTTCGAGTTGAGCCTACTACTGGATAGGGGTGAGTGAATGGCGGCAGTAACGTATGACGGGTGGATAACAGTCCCCTATGGTTGGAATGCCCCAACTGACGCAGGTGCTATTACGTCTACTGGCGTTGCTCTCGGTAACAGTGCATCAAATACCTGTGTGGGATGCGTGTTGTACGCAACTGAGACAATGACTGTCACCAATATAGCAATGTGTTGTACGGCAACGGCTGGAACGGTCAACAACAAAACAATTGTTGGTGGCGTTTATGCGCTTGATTCGGCTGGCTCACCAAACTTCACGTCAGGGCTTGTTGGTAGTACTGGCTCAGCAACATTCAGTGGTGCGACTGGCATATATAACCTGTCTGGTATTAGTGCCTCGATTACTAAGGGGACTCGATACTGGTTTGGCTTCACTGCAAACAACTGGGCGACAGGTAACTCGGCTACATTCAGGACATCATTCACGAGTAACTTGACTACGTCACAGCAATTCGAATATGTAGCCACTGGAGTTACAACGGCAGTAACAAAGTCTTCTGGACATCCAGCGGTGATGTTTTCTGATGGAACGAACTGGTACGGCTATCACTCGTTAACAACCACTCATCAGACATTAGTCTCATTTACTGGAAATAACGAAACTGAGTGGGGCGTATCGTTTCAGATGCCAGATGGCATCTCGTACAAGATAAAGTCAATTGTATTCATTGGGCATCTCCCTGACATGACGAGGGGTAACACATTTCAACTTAGGCTTTACGATACTAATGGCACAACTATTCTTGATTCAAATGCATATGACAAGCGTGTGGCTAGAGACTCAGCCGCTTTTGCTGAAGGTGTTAGGCAATATGCATTTGACGCTTGCCCAGTGTTAACTGGTGGCAATAAGTACTACGTTGTTTACAGTGATGCCGCAGACGACATTCATCAATTTCGTGTAGCCAATATCGGAGCAACTACATTTGATAGTGTTTTCAATGGGCTTGTAGCAAAACAGGTAACGAGGGATGCCCGTGCCACTGGTGCGTTTACGGAAACGACAACTCAAATCCCTCAGTTCACGGTCTTTCTCGACTACTTTGATACGCCATCGACTGGAGGATTGATGGTTCATCCGGGGATGGCAGGAGGGCTTAGAGGGTAATGGCGGCCAGTACGTTCCCTCATTGGATTAGCCTTACTCAGCACGAACCATTCCGTGGGGCGGTTGCTTGGACTGTTACAACTGGTGGTGTCGGGCCTAATACAGGAAACGTCATCGGTGGCACGTTTATTGCTGAGGAAACAGTAACGGTTGACCGCATTCTTATAAACGTCACGACAGTCACTGGTACACCCGGTACGCTTCTTTATGGCATATACGCCGCTGGCACTACGGTGATACCGGGCACAGCCATTAGTACCGCAACTAATGCTACGGCGGCACAAACAACGGGGTGGAAGACGCTAACTGGGTTGAGTGCCTCTCTGACTAAGGGTGTGACGTACTTTGTTCAGTTCGGCCCGAATGCGGCTTGGGGTACAGGTAACTCGATTACGGCTCCACGCCTTCACTCTGGTCATAGTCAGTGGAGTGCTACTCACAGAAGTATCTACGCACTTTTAGGCACTACTCCAAGTGCTAGTTACGCTGGATTTGCATACGGAACTTCATCTATTTGGTATGGATATCCAAGGTTCGAGGCTCAGACTGATGACGCTATTGCCTCTGGTGGGACAAACACTCAGATTGGTATTTCTTTCACGATGCCAAGTGGTGTGTCATACAAGATACGCAGTTTGATGGTGTCGGCGTTTAGGTATGGCTTTACTACGCCGACTGCTGGCTCCTTCATCCTGTATGACACCAATGGGACGACTGTTCTTGATTCAAATACTGTAGATTTTGCCCAGACCCGCTCAGGAGCGCAAACAAGAGATACGTTCAGGTTCTTCCTCGATGCTTGTCCAGTGTTGACAGGTGGTTCGAAGTATTACCTTGTCGTCCAAAGCAACGGTGGAGCGAACTTGGACATGAGGACTTTATCTGTCAACGCTACCTCCTACTGGGATGCCGCTGGTACGCATGGTTCAACTCTGGTAACACGTAGTGGTAACACTGGTGCGTTTACTGAGACAACGACGAAGCGTGTGTGTGGCGGTGTCGAGATTGAGTATGTTGATACCGCTACAGCCGGTGGTGGAATCATAGTGCCCCAAGGGATGTCGGGAGGAATAAATGGCTAAACTAACTGTAAAGGCTGGGTCTACAAGTAGGCTCGAACACGTCTTCATCCTCGATAGCACATCCACGACTGGTGCGGGTAAGACGGCACTTACTAACGCATCTGTCACGGCTTTCTACTTCCGTCCCGGTGACACGACAACTACTGGTCGAAGTATTACTCTTGCGTCAGGAACTCTTGGTACATGGTCATCTGGTGGATTCATTCAGGTCAATGCGACGGATATGCCCGGACTGTACGAGTTTGGTATACCGAACGCTGTTTTTGCCGCTGGTGCTAACCACGCTGTTGTGATGATAAAGGGAGCGGGTATTGCTCCTGTTCTCCTCGAGTACGACCTCGTTGCGTATGACCCACTTGATACGGTGCGCCTTGGACTCACTGCTATGCCTAACGTGGCATCTGGTTCAGCGGGTGCGATTATCACTAGTG